CTGGACCAAATACGGTGTATAGTTTCTGGATCCACCTAGTAGCATTCTTCCAAGTTGTCGTGATGAATTGTATTCAACCTGCCAACTGGAAGTATTGCTATCGGGTGGACCAGTGGTTGATCCCAGATCTTATAGAAGGTTATGAGATCTGGTCTGGCAAAAAACATCCTTATCAAAATGAAAAAGACTATCTCAACGACCTCCACTCTAAATAACTAGAGGGAGGTTTTTTATATGAAAGCAGGAGATTTTTTCCGAAATGGTGGTAGGTATCTTGATCGTATGGATACCTTTTTTGATAAAGCACTTAACAGGAATGGAAAAGAAAATAAGTTCTTGACCGATGTGGGCATCGTTCAAGTATCTGGTTTTACTGTTACTACAAAGAATGGTGGTAAATATAAAACCTCTCAGTTCCAAGACTTTCATGACATTGCTGGAAGTCCTGGAAAAGAAACTTCTGCGAAGATGTTATTTGACCTAGTGTGTAGGCAGGGTCTTCGTGGCAGAAATAATATTGAATTCACTTGCAACTTTCCCCCTGGTAAAAATGTACCAAAGAGAATTAGCAGTCAGGACTTTCAACTTGACTTAGAAGACTTTGCCAAAACTTCTGAGTTTGGTGGACAAATCAAGGGCGGTAAGAAAGTTAATATGGGAACTCAGTATGAAGAAGATCTGACCCAAGCATTGATTGATTATTGTTCTGGTGTAGCAGTAAAAAAATATAAAGATCATGTTGATATGATCGTTGCTGCTATGATTGAAAAGTATGGTGAAGGACCAGTAAGAGCAATTGGTGAAGGTGAAAAGAACCAAGCAAGACCTTTACAAAAGAAGGGGGGTAATATTATTATTTCTGCTGGTGGAGCAGCTACTAACAATATTGGATCTACTCTTACTGATATCACGTTAATTGTTGCTGGAAAACCTGTATATCTTTCTGTGAAGTTTGGCAGCACACTATCGTTTTTTAACTGTGGTGTTCGTAGTAGTGGAAAAGGAAAACTTGCATTGTTCCCAGAAGGAAAATTGAAGGATGGTGAGATACCAGATGATGGAAAAGAATATCTTGATATGTTTGGTATTGATTATCAGAAGTTCTTAGATGTCTTTGCTAACTATGGTAAAAGTTCTGGTCCAACTGTAGAAAATCATATCACCAATACTCCACTGACACCTTCTGGAAAGCAGGCGCTGGTAGATCTGATTAAGAGTGGAGTTGGGTATGGATACTGGATGTGTCACTACACTGGATCTCAGTTGAAGTTTTATGAAATTGACCAGAACTACATGAACAAAGCTGCTACACTGATTGGAAACTCGGTGGAAGTCAACTACGGCGGTGCCTCTGGAACTGGTAAGCGTATCGACATGATCTTTGAAACTCAGTCATATGAGTTCAAGTTCAATATCAGGAACAAGAGTGGTGGAGTTTATCCCACTCATACCAATGGAGACTACACTAAGAAGTAATGGCAAACATCAAACAGCTCAAGCACTTAGAACACCTGGAAGATGAGATGCTGAATTATGGCGTCGATGGGTGCATGGCGGCAGTTTCCTTTCTGAAAGAACTGCGTAAGATGATGGGTCATCAGGAAAGTAGTGGTTTTATGCAAACCAAATGGGATGGTGCTCCATCTGTTATTTGTGGTACAGATCCTAATACTGGTATGTTCTTTGTTGGTACAAAATCTGTATTCAATAAAACTGATCCGAAGTTATGCTACAGTGAAGAGCAGATTGATGGGTGGTATGAAGGAGATCTGGCAGAGAAATTAAAATTTTCTTTACGTTATTTCAGTCAACTTGGGATCGAAGGTGTAGTTCAAGGAGATTTGTTGTTCACTTCTGATATCAGAAAGGAGAATGTAAATGGAGAACAACTCTACACATTTCGACCAAACACTATTACTTATGGCATCCCTGTTGACCACGATATTGGTAAAAAAGCTGGCAGAGCAAAAATTGGAGTAGTATTTCATACTCACTACACTGGTGATGAATTGTCTACAATGCAAGCACGAGCTGGTGCTCAAGTAAAAGAATCTGCTGATGTTTTGGTAGTTCAAAATGATACTCCTATGCATAGAGTTGGATTTTCTCGTGCAGAAATGAGTAAGTTTGACAGATATATTTCCAAGATTGAACGCATGTGTCAGATCTGTGGTGATTTCTTAGACGAACTGGTTGGTGCTACTGGCACAACTGGAGATGCTAAGTTCCATATCGCATCTTATCTAAAGCAGTTCTTCAATAACGAGATCAAGAATGCTAGAAGCATTGGTAATATCGACGAGAGTTTGTATGATCTAGCAAACTTCTATCATGATAAGATGAGTAAGGAACTTGCTAAGATCAAGACACCTGCAAACCTAGTCAAGAAGCGCAACCTTGTTTATGAAAGTGAAAACTATCTTGTGAATAATGTTTATAAGTTCAAGGCGATGCTGACCTTGTATAAGGAACTACAAGCAGTGAAGCAAATGGTTATAGATAAACTAGACCACCTTGAAGAGTTCAGAACTTTCGTTCAGACAGAGAAAGGATATAAGGTCACAACTCCAGAAGGATATGTTCTTCACAAGGATGGCAGCATGATCAAGTTTGTCAATCGCTTGGAGTTTGCTTACAATAACTTCACCTTACAGAAGCAATGGCGTTAGAGTTAAACTGCAAGACTTGTTACTTTACATTTGGTAGGTTTCAACCTCCCACCACGGGACACAAAGAGAACTTTGATGGTGTGAAACGCGCTGCTGGCAATTGTGATTATCGCATTTATATTTCTCAGACTGTAGACAAGAAAGGTAGCAATCCTCTCCCACCTGATCGTAAGAAATATTATATGGATAAGATGTTCCCAGAACATCGTGGTAAAATATTCTCAGGTCCAAAACAACCTGTTGAAATCCTACAGGATCTTATGATGGCAGGATATGACGAGGTTGTCTTTTTGGTAGGATCTGACAGGGTTTCTGCCATGCAGTTCCTCCATAAATACAATGGTAAAGATTTCTCATTCAGAAAGATCCATATTGAATCTTCTGGAAGCAGAGACGCTGATGGTGATACCTTCGCTATTTCTGGCACGAAGATGCGAAGAGCAGCATTTGCTGGAGACTTCTCACTTTTTCGCCAAGGTATTCCTAGAGCATTAAATGATCGTGATTGTCGTGCTCTCATGAGTGAGATCGTGGCTAACTTGCCTAAGAATTATAAATGAAAGATTTTAAGAAACTACGAGAAGAAGCACTGCGTCAACAACAAAGACAGCAGGAAGTTTTCAAAGAAGGTGATGCTGTCATGTCTGCTCGCACAGGAGATAAGGGACATATCCACAGGGTCGGTGGCAACTATGCCATTGTAATTTCTGAGGATGGTGATATGTTCCGCGAGTGGATCAGGAATATTAGATCTATAAATAATACGAGAAGAACGTCCCTACTAAACGATGAAATATCAGAAGCCAATTAATAACGTCAACAGCAACGATGGGTTTTCGTCTGGGTTGATGGAAGCTTATGGTAAGTGGATGGGAGGAGATACCTTCCAGAACACTCAACCTGTGGAACTAAACCTTTCGGAAGCACCTTTCGATGGTATGGATCGTCAATCACACGGCGCTGAGATTGAAGACACCACCAAGAAAGAAAAGAAAGCGAAGAAAGGTGGATATGTCGGTCAAGAGTCTGCTCCTAAGAACGAGGAAGTAGAAGTTCTTGAGCGTGAAGAGTATGAGGTTGACGGAGAGACCTATGTTATTGAGAAGGTCAAGGGTCTAGATGGCAAGGCTTGCTGGAAAGGTTATAAGTATGCTGGCACCAAGATGAAGGGCGGCAAGAAAGTTGATGATTGTGTCAAGGCAGGTTTCGAACCAGAAGGCGAAGAACTAGCAGAGAAGAAACTTGATCCCGTCAACCACAAAGAACTCAAGGGCGATCACGCTGACAGAAAGGATAAGGACATCGACAACGATGGTGATGTAGATAAATCTGACAAGTATCTACATGCTCGTCGTAAGAAAGTTTCCAAGATCATCGCTATGAAGGGCAAGAAATGAAGACATTCAAACAACTTCGTGAAGAGTGCGGTTGTAAAGACAAAGAACGCAAGGGCAAAAAGAAGAAAGGTACTGTAGAAGTTATGCCCACTGTCAATGACGGACAGAAGGGTATGGTTTCTCAGGTCAATAATGAAGGCGTTGAATTCGCTGGTAATTATCAAGGACCACTCTATGCTCCTCATCCAGATCTCCAAGAGAAAGCACCCGCTGGTGCTAAGTATGAGAGAATGGTGAAGCATATCAAGAAAGGATATGCCAAGGATGGTAAGTTGACTGATGATGAAAAGTCAATTGCTTATGCTACTGCTTGGAAGCATAAGAACAAGAAGATGAAGGAGAACTATGACAAGGGTGAGTATGATTATGAAGGAGACATGGCGAAGACAC